GTTGTTACTTTATCTAGAGGATTGTATTTAATTTGATTTTCTAGTTCTCTGATCTCTGATGTAAGAGTTTGAACTCGTGCAATATCTTCTTCAGTTTTAAGACCTTTTTGAGTAAGAATATTTTGTAGTTCTTGCAAATAATTAATTTGTTTTCTTTTATTTGCTTTATGTTTAATTAATTCTGTTATAGCGTCGGGGCTAGACAATTCTATTGAATTAAGAATATCTAACATTATTGTAATTCCAGCGTTACCCCCCAGTGCTTCGTATATATTAGAATCACTTTGTAGCCAAGACTTAAACGCTATAGGATTAACTATATTTAAATTAGTTGCCTTATAAAAAGACAAAAGAGCTACATAAAATTCATTAATTCCTTTTTCTCCGTGAATTGTACCAACTATTTGTTCTGGAAGATTGTCATAAAAGTATGATATGGCACCCTCGTGCCTAATGGCCAATGCAAATATCTGATACTCTAAGGGTACAGAGTCTTTATTTATTTCGCTTGTTGGTTCCATTTTCATTTCTTTTTTGTTTTGCTAATCTATATGCTTTTTTTCTGTACTCAGAATTCTTTTTCTTAACCATTTTATAGGCTGTTGTGTTCACAACTTTATTTTTAGGTTTATCTTTTGGAATAAATGGACTATGTCTAATTGCTTCCATCATTCTTTCAAAAACAGATTCTTCTGTTAACTTATCATTATACCTAAAAACAACAAGTGCAATTCCATTTTGCTTACAAAATTCCATTTTTTTAATGTCTCTTTGAATGGCTTCTTCGAATTCATATTTAGAATCAAAAAATCTTTGAGTATAAAAAAAATGTTGTCTACCATGGTATTCAGCGGCAACCTGATAACTGGGACAATAAACATCTAATTTAAGTCTATCTCCAATATGAAATTCATTGATTATTTTTTCACCAGGTAGTAGTTTTTGCATTATTGAGGTTAGCGCTGTCTGTCCTCTAGACATCTTTTTCTTAGAGTTTTTTAACCAATTTAAACCTAATCTATTTATTTCTTTATTCAATTTATTTATATTCCATCCAAGTTCTTTGGCTATTTCAGCCAAAGACATAGATGTATCAAACAGGAGATCAGTTAAATGCTCTACCTCTTCCCTATCTTGAGGATAGTTATGCATGGGGCGCGCTTGTTGACTGCTGACTATTATCCTTTGTAAAATTTAAAGTCTTGCCTAAATCAATAATTGACATGTTTAATTCATTCCATATTTTGTGAGACAAAGCCAGTCCCAACGAACTACAATCCAACAAGCAATATTGAACTTTATTGTTTAATTTTGCTAATTGATCAAATATTTCATCATATTTTTTATACATACTTCCATATGATATGTTGATAACATTTTCTTTTAATCCAAGCACGTTAGAAATTCTTTTTTGATCATGCAAAGAAACAACTACTGAGGGTGTATTTTTAATATAAAAAGAAATAATAGAATCAAATACTGGTTTATTATTTTCAAAATAATATTCAAATGCGTTAGGGTAATGATAGTATAGTTCTTTATTTAATCCAATTGTAGAATACTTTCCATCATGTATTTCTTTCATTAGATCATATGAAACATTTTTCATTACTCTATCGCCAGAAATATTGATAGAATTGATTATCTCTTTAGAGACATTCGGTGGAAATGATTTTTCATTTTTTTTATTTAAACCTATAATTGAAGACTTGGATATATTAATGAAAGCAAATTTTTTATTACTGTTCATTAAACCAGTTAATTGAATAAGTGATTTATTTATATTTTTCATATTTACTCCTTAAAGTCCAAAGTTTCCCCAGTTTATTAAAACTGGATTTTTATCCAATATAGAATTAATGTGAGATAAATTGTGATACTTACCACCGTCTATCTCAGAATATCTCTTGTATTTTTTTTGCTTATCTTCATCAAAGATATAACCCAGGTGCTGCATTACGAGACCTGAATTAACCCAGAAATTTCTTCTTTTGATCCACTCATATACATATGTGGGTTCAGATCCACAAGCCAATGCTTTGTCATTAAATTGACCTCTAGATATAAATCTAAATATTCTTGAACTATTATTTGGAGCCCACAGTTTATCTACTCTATATTTTGTTTGATCCCACATGTGATAAAACCTCACGTTTACTACATCATGTTCACTAGAATCTAAGACTGTTTTTATATCAATGGAATTAAGATCATCTAATCTATAGAGCATTTCGTCGCAATCTATTGCCAATATCCAATCGCCTGGATTGGCATGTTTTTCTAGATTAGACCAAGCCTCTGTTCTTAATCTTCCTTCATGAACCGCAAACGTTGGCTCTGCTGTTCGGTATACGTGAGCATAGTCTGATGCTATACTAGCAGTGTTGTCATCTGAGCAGTCGTCAGTAAAAACAATTTCATCAACCTGACTTGAAATTCTGCTTAATACATTTTTTAAAAATCTATTTTCTTCATTTCTTCCGACTATCTGAGCAATGATTTTTTGTTTAGACATTTTTATCCCTAAATAAAAGGGGTGGTAGCTACTTAACTACCACCCCTTATCCAATAATAATTAACTTTCTACTTGCTCTCTTGCCTCAACAGCTGTAATGCGCTGAACATCAACATCTTTGAACAAAAGCTCTCCACGAGTTCCAGTCAACTTGCGCGAATTGCTAGATGCGATCTTCTGTGCTTCAGCTACAGTCGGTGCCTTAACAATTGAAGTTGTTGTAATTGTGAAGTATTTGAATTTATTTTCAGCCATTAGTTTTCCTTTCGGCTATTTGTTTTATTGGTTTGTATTGCACTTATATATTACATCCTAATGTGTAGTTAACGCAAGTTCTTCTAATAAAATTTTATAATAATTTTTAAATAGTCGCTGCTTTTACTATATTTCTATAAAAAAATGTTTTCATTAATTTTTTCCACTAGCTAATTCCTTAATTGGCCAATAATATTCTAAATTATTAGGTTCATCAAAATATTGTGAATAATATTCATAATCTTTGCGAAGCAAATTTGATCTATGTGATCTATGAAATTCTTCTAAACCAAACCATGGCGGCATGATTACAGAATTGATGTCAACATCTTCATATCGCATAGTATTTTTATACCCTCTACTAATCCATTCTTGAATAGTATAGTTTTGATATAGTTGTAGGGCAGCTTCATAACCTTTCCACATCAGGGTTACTGGATGGTTACGCCAACCTTTTGTTGGCGTACGATCAAGCAAGATATTTAAAACTTGAAAGGTTTCTACGCGTTGTTTTCCAAGTCTACGATAATCTAAAATTTGAATTGATTTTTGTAAATCTGCGTATGGTAAAAATGTTTGCATTGATTTAATCCAATTCTAAGGGCATAACGATTATTGGTGTTTGATCGCCAATCCAAGCTCCAATACAATTGTAATCGATATATTCTATCGCATCTTCATAGCTCATGCCATCTCTAGCTACACAAACATCAATCATTTTTTCCCAAGAATAAACAGCCAGTAAAGGTTCATTTATTCTTTGCGACAAACCAATTAATGCCTCATCAAAATCATCCATTAAAACGACACTTTCTTTTATGTCATTTAAATATTGATTTATTTTTTTCCGTAATGATAATGACATTTAAATTATTTTTTAAACTCTTCAAAAGTTTTATTGCCTACACCAAAATATTCTCTTGCAAGACCAGATTTAATTATATCTTCGTTAAGACAATTGCCAGATTCGTCCCAGACTCTAGCTAAAACTCTACCGTACTTTTCGTTTTTGTCTATAATTGTTTCAATCTTTACTTTATGATTTGCTTTGGTTAGCCACTGATCTGTAAATTCTTTGGCGGCTAAACCCATTTTTTTTTCTTCGGCATTTGAGGTACGGCTTTCTGGAGTATTTACTCCATATAAGCGTACTCTGCCCTTTTTTAGGGTGTCGAAACCAAGGTCAATAACAATATCGAATGTATCTCCATCTACAACCTTTTTTACTTCCGCGTTATATATCCATGGATTTAATTTATCTGACATATTAATCTCTTTCTATTCCTAGTTGATCGCATGCTTTGCGAAATATTGATTGACTTACCTTAAATTGACTATCCGCTTGGCTAAATCCTTCTCCTGGTTTAGGGGAAGAAGCATGCCAGCTGTGGCCGATAGACACACTACCATCATACACCACATTATATCCTCGATGACGCGCAAAATATGAACACCAAGTTTCCTCGTAGTAATGAGGTGTTGGCAGGAATGCGCCCAGGATTCCTGGATACATTTTTTGATATTCTGAATCGCGAGCTAGTGCTGTCCATACTGATCTTCTAATAAAATATGCTGATCCTGAAACAGTAACACATTCTACTCTATCCCTAAAAAGGGTATCATTTGGATCATATTGTTTCCAGCCTCTATGCTTTGGAGCTGTATTGGTTCCTACAATACCAGCATGTGTTATAAAACCATTTTCATCTCTTTGTTTTGGTCCTAAAATATGAATGTCTTGATTCTCATCAAATATTTTTTGCACGTCCATTAAGTCTTTGGTTGTAAGCCAAACGTCTGCATTCAATAGACATATGATATCTCCTGATCCGTAAGTTGCCATGCCGTTGCATGCGAGGGAGTAACCTATGTTTTCGTTGTTCCAACCAGCTGTAATTTGATACGACAATCTATTTTGCTCTATCCACTCCCAGCTTCCATCGCTTGAGCCATTGTCAGATAAATAGATATTCCATATTCTATTTTGATCGGTTAAATCGCTATGAAGTGAATCTAAAAAACGTTTTAATAAATCTTTAGTATTATAATTTACGACACATAAATCAATCATTTTTACCAGTTATCATCCTCGTCATTAATTACTTTACTAATAAATTGATTCTCATTAATAGATTTTATTGTTTCTTCTTTAAGACGTAAAATATTTAATTTTTCTTTTTCATCTTTAACAATAGAAAAATAATGTGAAAGCGCATTTGATATGTGCAACATTTCATCTATTGTTGTTACCAAATATGTTTGACCTGATTCAAGTTTTATATTTATTTTTTTCTTTTCGTTTATTTTTTTAGCCATTATTCCTACTTATTTTTATTTTTTACCTTTTTATCATCTAAATCAAAACCACCAATTTTTTCTGGATCATATTTATGAAGACATATGTTATCAGTATCTGGCTCAAATGTAACAAAAAATATGTTTTTATCTTCATCAGTTAATCCATCTGGAGCTGGAGACTCAATAGCTATCTTAGAAGAAGAGCAGCCATAAACTTGGCTATGATTTTTGTATACTACAATGTAGTTTAATTTAGATGCCGGCATTTATATCTACCTTTACTGTTTCTATATCTGAATTATTAATAAAAGATTTTACTTCTTCCCAATTTTTATAATCAAAATCTTCTAAATAATAAACTGTTTTTAATGTACTATTACATATTAGCTTAGCACAATTAAAGCAGGGTGGTCCATTCACATAAAGCTTTGTTGGTTTTGAATTATAATCAGAATGCAAAAGCGCGTTAGCTTCTGCATGAATAGCTATGCAGTTGTCATACACTGAACCACTTTGGGATTTTTCAAAAAATCTTTTACATCCACCGTCTTTGCAGTGGGTGGTATTTCTTGGGCCGCCATTGTAACCAAATCCAACAATATGATTCATGTCATCCACAAGAAGGGCGGCATATTGTTTTTTTCCACATGTAGAAAATATTTTTGATGCTTCAAAACAAAGTTTCATGAATTGAATATCTTTTTTAAGAGACTGTTTCATAATAATGAAAATATAATTAAACCAAATACCAATGGAGTAGCTAGTGCGAGTGACACAGAAACCGCTCTTGTTCTTTTGTTTTTGGATGTTTGATTTAATATTTGCATAGCTATTGTCCAATTAAAACAAACTGTCAAAAGCAATGATAATAATAAATTTTTATACATAATTACCGACTAAACATGAAAGTGAAACTGGAAAATGTGGACTTATAAGTTCCTGAACAGCTTTAGCGTAATCGCCTATCTCATGCTGCGCATCTTCTGATAGTCTTTGATTTAAGAATAAAGCTATAGACTGCAGGCTGCATGACCATCTATAAACCACGTGCATTCCGTAAGCCGCTAAAAATAAACGAGCTTGTTCTGGAGCTACTCCATTACCCATTGCCATTTTATATAGAGCTTCTCCCTGTTCAATATACTTCTTTAGCTCTTCAGTCAAAATTGAACCAGTCCAAGGGTCTATTGGACCACCGGATCCTTGTTTTTTATTATCTGGAGCGAGTCTCCACTCTCCTGATTTTGGTACATAAAATTCAGGTTCCATTGTAATGTATCTGCGTGACGATTCATTCCATGAGTCCATTGTATGATCAGATCCAACGACATACTTCCAGTGTTGTCTAGCAACTAAAAGGGGTGCTTTAAACTCAAAAGTAGCAAATGCATGTCTAAATGGTGACATATGATTTTCTCTTGCAAGAAAATTTATTAATCTAGCATCATCTTTTGACATTTGGGAACTTTCTTTTGCAAAAGATGCTCTAGCTGCATTTGCAACAGAAAGATCAGACCCCATAACATCAACTAATCTAACATAGCCATTATCTAAAACAGCTATAGATCTTCCTATATTATTAGTATCTTCCATAGGATATATTATATCATTTAATTGGCTTTTACGTTGTCCTTTATGAATTTAATTTCACAAGAATCTGTGGTGCAGTATCTTTCACCAATTGCATCTGAAGCCATTCCAGCATATACGCCAGTTAAATCTATAGGAAATAATTTTGAGCTAGAATCTATATATTCTTTTTCTGATATCTGAGTGTATGGCATTTGTGGATATGTATCGTTTCCGCTTGGTAAAAATGAAACCGTTTTTAATTGACCATCATACATATGGAGTACTGTGCCAACATGTTCAGCTTCTGTATCCTTATTAAAAGATACAGTTACAGAAACGGAGTTATCGGACCAGTATCTTTGTGCTATCGCTGCCAAAGACATTTTTTCAAAGATTGTAACATCACGTTCCGCTCTCGCTGCCTCTGATTTAATTGGAAAATAAACTACAGATGTTGTATCTGGAGACTCAGAAGCTGGTTCAACTGTATAGTTTGCCATTCTAAATAATGGTAGCATTGGGTCTTCATTAGAAAATCTAATAGTTCTATTGAAATACTTTCCACCTGGAGTCCAATGCACGCCTGGTGATTCACCAGCAAGAATTGAAACAGTTCCAGAAGGTTTAATGGTTGTCATTTTAATTGACTCTCTGATTCCCAACCACTCAGAATAAACATTATCATAACGTTGAATTGTTTTATATCCCTGGTCCATCCATTCACGAAGAGCTGGAACCCCAACTCTGTCAGCAAAGTTTGCTACACCAGACATAGACGCACCAATTCTACGATTGCGCTGCATGATGGCGTTGGTTTCTTCCCAATGAGTCGGCAGTAAAGTTACCGTCTTTGCATATAAGTATGCAAACTTTAATGTGCGCTTATAATCTTCTAGGGTATCATGCCTATTTAGATAGGTCTCAACAAGCGTACAGCATTCGTAGGACTCCAGGGATTGCTCTGCGCATGGATTATAGCCTGCTACTCTATGGTCTTTATTGTTTGGTGGATCAGCTAAGCGACCATATTTACGAGACATATCCATCCATATAACTCCAGGCTCACCATTGAGTGATATTCCCTCTACTATACTGGAAAGATCTGCTCCAACTGTTGTTTCAACTGAATTGTTTGACATCCACCCCCAACCTGGAGAAGATGAATCATATGAGTTGCGCTCTGGAAAGCGTTGTGAATTTTTTAGATTTAAAAAATCTTGATCATCTAAACGACCAATCAACAATTCCGCTGATCGACGCACATTGCCAGACACAACGCATACGCCAATAAGATTTCCTATATCAGCTATGTCTATGCGAGTTAATTTTTCTCCACCACGTTCAGAAAACATTTTACGAATATGTTTATGTAGCTTTTCAAGTGGTTCGTGACCAGCAGCTACTCCACCAAAAGTTTTTATTGGTGTACCAGCTGGACGAATTGCACTGTAATCAAATTCTACTGCGTCTTGGTCTGGTTTCAAATATGAATTTAATAATAGTGAAGTTGATTCAACCCAACCCTCTCTTGTATCCGGAATAAGAATTGGATTAGTTACCTCTAGTACCTTGGGTTTAAATATTGTAAAGTCTTTGTCGGCGCCCTTGTCATCAAAACCAACACCAACACCCAACATTGAAGCCTCCATCAAAAATGCAAAGGGTTTTGCTGGATTAAACTTATTCATTTCTGCGGTTGAAACAAATGCACAGTTCTGCAGGGCGGCTGAATTCTTTTGTATATTTACAATATTTGTTCCCATAGCCCAAAGACCGCGGCCAGGTGGTGTCCACTTAAGGTTAAATAACCTATCAAATGCTTCTTTTGCTGAAGCTTGAGCTTTTGCGTCATTCCATGGAAGACGGTTCTTTTTACAGTGATCTTTTTGAAGAGAATACATTCCATTGATTACTCTTTCACAAACATCAACCCAGGTTTCTTTCGTGCCGTCATCTTTTAATCTAGAGTATGTACGAAGAAAAGTTATTTCTCCAACAGAATTTCCGGCCGCATCCCTATAGCCAAAGGGAACAACTTTATCTTTATATCCGGTAACAAAATCATCTGTCAATCTAAAAGAAAACATTGATACTTGCTTTGAGGCAGCGTATGCTATATCTGGATTACCATTTTCTATTTCTAATGACATTATATCTCCTATTTAATTATTGTTATTTTTTTTACGTATTTTTGATTAAGTTTTTGTAATTCTGTAGTTTTTATTTTGATAATTTCATCAAGCTTATAAACTTTATGTATTTCTTTTTCAAAGAAATAACCACTTCTCCAATTAAAGACTTTGTTGACATTGTTCTTATGCTTAACAAACATGTTGCATATTACTGCGCCACCATATGCTTTTACTAAATTAAAAAATTTAGCTTCTAACTCTTTTGCGTTGTCTTCATTTAAGTCTGAAACCTCTTTTGCCCTATTGTAAAGCCAATTAAATGCCTGTCTAGTTAGCGGTGATACATCTATCGGATCTACAACACCTAACATAATAATTTGATTTCTATCTTTTATAATTTTTATATCTTCTTTAACATTTTCTTTAAATAATTGAAACCAATCTTTTTCATTAAATTGTAACCAAGCTGTACACCAAAATAAAAGTTTTTCTGGAGGAGTAGGAATAGTAGTACCATCTGATGCTGGAAGCATTGTTGCACAACTTATGGTTTTTTTCACAAAAGATTTTCTTTCTTCTTCGGTAAAACCCTTAGAACCAGAAATCTTCCACAGTCTTTTAATATGATTATCCCAATCAGACTTACCCAAAAATAGAGTTAAATATTTTTCCGCCGTGTCAAAAGGTATTGTGTCTTCATTTATTACCTTTTCAAGAGCATCTAAATACATTTATAATCCTTAATAAAATACTCAAAACCTATAAAAATGATCCATATAAACAGCAATCCCGTCTGGGATCAGACGGGACTGTTGTCGCCGTGCTATTAGTATAGCACAGAATATATTTTTTAGTAATACTTACAATGCTTTTGCTGAGTCTAAACCTCTATATTCTAAGACTTTGTTTCTACCATAATCAGATTCAGTATTTGCTTGACCATAGCCTGAAGTAAATACTGTTGCACTTGCTACACCATGAACATCATTTGGTCTAAAAACTCCAAACGATGCTGGTGCACCTTGCGCTTCTGTTCTTGGAGCGTGACCAGTGCCAGCAAATATATTCGATGATGTAACACCATCAAATATATAATTGTTATAGCTATAATCACTTACTCTATCGGCATGACCGAAGCCAGAAGGGAATGCTGCTGCTCCTACTAAGCCCTTAAATTCAAATGGCTTAAAACGAGCACCGTCATAACCAGCGCCATCTGCGAAGGTTCCTGCTAGCGGAGTTGTTCCAACATAAAGTGTTGAGCCAGTAAATAGTTGTGATAAGAGAACATTTCCTGGGTGACGACCAGTGCCTGGGACATGGTGATTATCTGGGGCTCCATCCAAAAGACCCTTAGCAAATAGTGGGTAGAATGAATATGTGCCAGCCGTACCCTTGAATGGGTTGACCATATCGGCAGTTGAACGACCCTTCAATACTGGTCTTGGACCCACGTAAAAGGTTGCCATATGAAATATCTCCTTATTGTATAATGCGGTTTACACTATCTATAGTAAAATGATTTTTGGTTTTTAACCATTAATCATACTGAATTCTTAGATCCGAAAGCACTGGTGCGGTCTTATCCTCTAGCATATTTAAAGTAACCTCTATCCATACACTGGATGAGGCACCGGGATTTGTGGTGCTGTAGTTTCCAGCGTCGTCGTAAATAACCCTATAACTAAATGCGTTTGACATTTGACTCAGAGGAACATTATAGATTACCGGATCTACGCTAATTATATTATTAATTAAAGATCCGTCTGGAGGAGTAAATTTAATTATCGTCTTGCCAGATGGCAGAAATTTATCATATCTTACATCAAGATCTGAAAGACCATATGTATATATATAATTTCCTTCTTCCTGCATGTAGCTTCTTTGTACCATTTTAATTCTTATTGCTGTAATTTCTTTATCTGGGAAATAAAAAGAAAGTGGGCCAGAGTTATATATGGTGTCTGATCCAGATATAAGCCATCCACCAGGTGGCACCTTACCTATTGCTGTGCTAATTCCATTATAAAGTGCGGAAGAGTTTAACGGTATCCAGGAGTCGGATTCTGTTAGTGTTGGATTCAATTTTGTTGTATATTCTATTGAAGAAATATCAACTGAGTACACTGGAAATGGATTTAATTTAATGCAGTTTGTTTTTGTTGACCCAGTAAATTCAGATGGTATTTTTACATAAAACATCATCTGAGCTCCAGAGGGAGAAGTGGATTGTGTAATTATATTACGTTTCCAAATTTTATCTGGATTATCTATTATTGCATTGAATGTTGGAGTGGTATTAACTATGGCTCCAGCTGTGTCAACTCCCGCATAAGTGTTTTCTATAAAGGTCTTAAAAAAATCTGGAATAACCTGAGATGAGGAAGCGCCAGAAGTATGAAACTTTAATTTTGAATTTGAAGATCCACTAACTTTGGGAAGTGTTATTACATTATAGTACGGGTCTAAACTCAATAGATTTGTGGTAGAAATAGAAAAACTTGTTCCAACAAAATTTACATAATCAAGCTGTGAAAAAGAATATATTGATAATGTATTATTTTCATTTTCAAGCGCCTCAACCCTATCAACGAGATCATCAACAGCGTTAACCAAATATGCCTGATCCTTTAAGACTCTTTGAAAAGCTTCAGAAAGTTTCTGATCAAGAATATTTGATTTATTATACAAATATAAAAGATCTTTATAGTTTTCTTCAATTCTTTGATTATATTCCGAGCTATCTACTGGACCTCTATATTGTGCGTTTCTTTTTTGTGTATTAATTGAATCTGCCATACTAAATCCTATTTTCTAAAAATTTTATTTTATTCTGAAGCCTAGATAATTTTCCTGTAATTTTTACTATATCATTTATATCTATATTTGAAGCGGTTGATGTTACTTTGTCTACCGTAGATGCTGTAACTCCATTAATTTCAAGATCAACTCCGTCAGCAAGAACAATTTCTTCGGTAGTTGAAAATATTTTACCATTGATATCTACAGAATAACTATCGCAGGTTGAACTTATTGAGTTCAGCTGATTGTTAATTCTATTGAAATCTGCAAGTAGGGAATTTATTTCTAAATTCTCTTTTTTGCTATTTCTAGTTCCCCTATATTTTTGTCTAAATCTAGAAAAAAGAGGTTCTACTAGTCTTTTCGTATGAGATTGTTTTGTGTAAGTTATTGGCATTTAATTCTTCCTAGTTAATTAGTACCAGAAACACTGGCTTTACGCATCCCTATGTTTAAACTTAATTCTTACAGACTCAACTATTGGAGAGGCCAAAGGATCTTCATACCTATTCAAGTCCATCCTATACCTAATAGCATTTACGGCTGATGGATTATTGGAAGTATAAATAAAGTTTGATTTTCCAGTTAATTCCCTTGAGGCTAATACTTCTTTTCTTCCAAAAATTGTATCTATTGTAAAATAATAACTATCTTCATTTACTTTATTCTGAAACTCAAATGGGTCTAGATAATTAAAATAATCAACAAAAATTAATCCATATCTAGACAGAGACAAACCTTCTATTAAATTAAAAGAAACCTGTCCAGATACCAATTTATCATAAGTTATAATTATTTTATTAATTCCTGATTTAAACTCCCATTCAACAGCCTTACTACCCGTTCCTTTTGGAAGATCTGCTATCAAAATACCGTTTAAATATATTGCTAAATTAAAATTAGGATTAGATTTTGAAACATTATGTATAACGTTTATAGGATTTTGTCTTAATATTGATGTCTCTATATACCCAGAACTGTAGGAGTTGATTCCCGGATTTATAGAACCTATTTGCTCTTTTAGGGTATTTGACAAAAGTGACGCCGGCTTCTTATTAAAAACATCTGCCCAATATTCAAGATCTTTATATTTTGCATTTGCTGCGGACTCACCTGCATATATTATATAACTATGCTTTAAACAATCTACTGCACCCAAAAGAATAGGATTCAAATAATTTTCTTCAGAACTAAGTGCAGTAATTCTATATGCATTTTTTTCGGAATATATTTTATTATTTGGATTTAATTCGTTTGCGTTTACCGCTGAAGAATTAATTGGTATATATTTTAATTCGTCATCTTCTGGCGTATTTGATATGTAAACATTTTTTCTAGTTGATCCATCAAGATAAACAACTGGATTATAACCAGAGCTTTCCGAGCCCTTTGGAGATACTGGAATCCAATTGTAGTCATTAATTTTTTGTGCGGTTGGATTATTGGCTGCTACATAATAGTTTACAGATGTTCCAGGAACAACTTGCTCTTTGACTTCCATAGAAACAGCATCTATTATTAAATTTGAATTAGTTTTTGTAGCAATAGATATCGGAGCAGATACTAATATACCTGATTTAGCATAGTATTTTGATCCAATAATCATTTCTCTTAAACCAAACTTATAAACATACGGACTAGAACTATTTTGATCTATATAGTCTGGTTCGTTTTTGTATAAAACTATTTCTATTGTTGAATAAGAATCTGCCGGAATAGAAAAAGAAAATGCATCGTAATCTGATCTTGATGTTTTTATTTTTATCTCATTTTGTTTTTCTGGGTCAGAATATATTGCCCTCATCATAATATTTACTGGAGATGAAGTAAAAAGAATTCCATCTACCTTTGACAATACGGAAGTTCTATTTACCGGTATACTTATTGTTAGCGACACTGGTTGCGGATTTTGTAGAGACACAGAATGATCCCAATATGTATCTGTTAGTCCATCAAATATATTATTAAAATTTGTTTTATCAATAGTTTCACTTAATTGCTGACCATTTGCTGTTACCGTAAAATTGACATTATTTCCATTCAAATTGTCAACAGTCATAACATTAAACTGTTCAGACTTTAATTTGCTAATAGTTACATTTCTAAGTTTTGGATCAAAAAATGCAGAATCAGTTAACGATAAATCTAATTTATCTGCAGATATAAAGTTTTCTGTAAAAGAATAAAAATATCCATCAGAATTATTATTCATAAATATAAGATCATCTACTTTTGATTCTAATTGTAATCTTTTCTTTTTTAAATTTTCTAATTTCTTATTAAGAGATGTAACAATAGAAAATAGTTCTTCATTATTGTCTAAGATTGTGTCATACAAAATATCAACATTATAAATTGTATTAGCCATTATTTGGTTTAATAAATCAACGTCGGTTTTATTTGACGCCCTAAGAAGATCGTAATCTACTTTAATCGGATACCCCGGTTGATTTACGGTAAAGTATTCATTAAAGGCTTTTCTAACTTCTTGTTCGGAAGGTTTTTGT